CGGTTCCTGCGGTTGTGGTTGGAGCATCTGTGCTATATCGGGGAAATACTTTTGTGCGTAAGCACCCGGACTCATCTTGAACAATAGGAATCTTTCCGCCGATTCTTTCGGGTTCGGATAGTCAAGAGCTTGGAAAAGGGAAAGCGGGTCAATAAGACCTTTGGTCGCAAGGTCAACCGCTTGGTTCGCCTCGGTAAGTGGGTCTTTGGGGATAAGGCTTCCGTCCTTCACCTGAACCACCAAGTCCGTCGTAATTGATTGAGCTTCGAGCTGGATTGACTCTTGCGTCATCGCTTCACCGATAACTGTCGCCTTATGGGGTTCGGTGTAATAAACGTAGATCATCTGCAAGCACCATCCGTAGAACTGCTCTGCGAAGGTTTCCATCTTGGTTGTGATGCCTGACATTCTGTCTCCGTCGGCGGTTTTCAAGAGTATCTTGCCACCCATCGTGTCTTCGGACTTTACCGACTGCGGAGCTGTCCCTGCGGTTCCGAATGAGTTTCTAATCTCTTGCCGCATATCGTTCAGATTTTGGAACACATCTGCTGGTAAACCTGTGCCCGTTAAACGTACAATCGCCGCGTTCACATCTCCTTGGGGAATCCACATGCCTCCACCTTTTCTCGCGGCATCTACGGCGTTTGTAGCTTCATCACGGGTCAATCCCGATCGCTCGCCTGATACCGCCCAGCCGCCGTTCATCCAGTCTACATTCTTGTCAATCTGCCGTTGGCGTTTATTTATCGTGTCTTGCTTGGAAAGATTCTGGGTAACGAGCGTCGTGTCATCATGGGGATGCTTGCCGATGTTGAACACGGAGAGGAAGATATACGGCATCTTTGGAGCGGTAAAATAGTTCTTCGGAGCCGTTGGGATGCTTTGCTGCTGCCCCATTTCATTCGTCGTAACCTGTGGCTCACCCTGGTAATTCCAGTGAGGATTCTTGGACTTACCAAGGACATGCTTTTTAAGCGTCCAAAAGACGTATTTTGGCGTCCACCATTCCTGATATTGGATTTCCGTTCCAAATTTACCTTTACATTCCTCAAATATTGCGTTGTAAACATCCCCCTCGTATGCTTCGTCGTCCTGCAGTCCTGTTTCAATGGGCGTTCCTTCCTCTGCGGGTGGGACTTTCTTCTTGGCAAACTTCTCCAATAGGTAATCTCCTGTGTCTTTCCGTACCTCACCGATATACTTCCCTTCGTACTCCATCTTGAAATTGATCGTCGCGTCGGGGTCGAGAATGAGTCTTTGCGGGCGTGGGATGTTTAAACTGATTTCGTTATCTGCATATGACCAGCCCATCTTCGCCACGCCCAAAAGATACGTAGCCCAATAACGGGCTACGGTCTTCATGGCTTCCTTTAAAACCAATTTCTTTGAAAGGTGGACCAAATACTTTTCTGCAATTCTTGCCTCCTCCGTGCCTTCGTCCGTTCCGTCGCCTTCGACAATCGGCTCGGGATCGTTTTTAGTGGCGAGAGGTAGGAAGGTCTCTAATGATTCAAAAATAAGATTATCGGTCAGAGGCCGCTCGGTGGGGCGATACTGAAGTCCCGGCGTCTGTTGCCCTATCCAATACTTTTCATTTTCACTCTGAATCTGAATAATGTCTTTTTCATACGGTTCCCATGTTGATTCCCATTTCTTTTTCAGGGCAAGAAGCTCGTCATCCGTCATATCCAGCTCTAATTCTTCAAGGAGATCGGAAACAACGCCTTCCTCCTGCTCAAGAGGTCGTCCGTTATGCGTTTTATTCACATCATCTGAAAGTGAGTAGAACCCATCCATTAATTCTGAACCGAATGCCATTTTAGATATAAAAAAAGCGGCCAGTCCCCAGAGGGATTGGTCGCCGTGGTTAGAGTTTATATTACTCGCCGTGGTTAGACGTTACTCTGATAGTGTAAGACAGTTCCAATAGAAAAGTCAAGAGGCATCTTTTTCAGCTGATACGCCTTGACTCGTATTTCGATAGATTGGATGATATTGCCTTGGAAATGGAGCGTTACATCGCCGTTCTCCACGTTCAACGCCCCGGAATCGAGGATAGCTTGGATTGATTCCTGCTGGGATTTCGTGATGACGTGGAGTTCGAGATTATTCACGGCTTCAAGGTTTGTTTGATGATAAAATCAATATCCGACTGTTTGATTCCTTTCTTTCTATCCCTCATTGCTTGCCAGTTAAGAATAGTATTTGCGGGATCAGTAAGAAGCTGGAAATTCTCATAGTTAGGCTCATTTTCTCCGACCGCAAGCATGATTTCCTTGATGTCAGGGTCAACCTCCTCCAAAATCTTCCTGATAAGCTCCTGATATTTAGTTACTGGCTTGCCTACGTTGTTTAGCATGGTTTTGTGCTTCTTCGTTACACTTTTTGCAATCAGGATAACAACCCCATTCGTTTCCTTGGTGCCCCTGTTTCCATAGCTCCCATAGATATTCATCGGTTAACCCCATTTTTTCTCTTATTTCATCATTATTCATCATAGCTTTGTGTATCTTCCATTATAAATATCTTCTTTGGGTCGGGAGCTGGAATCGTCCTGTCAGGCGCGATCGTCGGGCTTTCTTTCATCCGCTCGAATGATGTTTTGTCTTCAGGGCTGCGGATGACGCCACCTTTACCTCCTCCGAAGCGCATCATGCCGATTCTCCAGTACGTTGTTGCGTGCGCCCAATGATCGGGGCCATTTCGTATCCATTCCTTTTTGATCTGCCCCCGCTCATTCTCCTTTGAGATTCTGGTTAGGGAGTTCCAGTGAAGCCAGTAGTCATACCAATCGTTTTCTACTCCCATGATGGGAAGCCGCTTATCACTGAACTCTGAAACGACTAGTTGGATCATCCGGTTTCTGTCTGCCACCACATTGCCGTCCTCGTCTTTCTGTCCCCAACGGACTAACTCCATCGTCTTGCGGTCTTCCCCGTAGGTGCAGAGAAAAACCCTCCCCACATACCGTTCCCGCAACTGCCTACTACCTATCAAATCCCCTCCTTGGTCTATAACGATGATAGCTTTTTTCCATCGCTTCATCAACTCGTCAATCTCGTCGTAGTTTGAGCATTCCCCGTAATAGAAAAGCCCCTTGTTCGTCCCGCAGACATAATGGATTCTCTTGCCCGTGTCTATCCCAATCACCACCCTATCATTCGCTTTCGGCGTTATTTGTTCTTCGGTAAGGTTTCGCATTAAGAGGGCTTTCGTGAGCTTGTTGCCGCCGCCAACATATGCCCTTCCGATTACCTTGTTCCAGAAATAATCCTCCGGCTTTTCCTTGAACTTCTGCACTATCTCAGAAGCGGGAACCCATGGGCAGATTAAGAGAGGAATCCAATACCCCGAATACTCACGGTTATTATACTTAGCGACCCAGCGGCCGTTCCTACGCATGTCGTCCGTTATCATGCTCTTGCAGAACTTGCACTGATACCAACCATCCATATTCACGCTTTGGGGCCAATCCATGTATTGTTCCGCTTTGCACGCCCCGCATTTAATGAACCAATGCTTCTGGTCGCTCAATTCCCAATACTTGCTGACTCCATAGCCCTCTGCGGATGGATGCGAAAAGTAATGCTCCCATTTCCATTTGCTATGTTGTTGTCGGCTCGCGTACTGCTCGATAACTCCCTGATTGCTTGCATCTACCTCGTCATACATGTTGATGTCCGATGAGACCATGATGGCTGCTTTCTGCGTGAAGGTTCCCCGGTAGTAAATCGTCGCATTGCCAACCCTCTTTTGCTCCACGCTATCTTTTGCTTCAACCCATTTGAGCAATGTCGTTGGATTCTGCGCTATGATGGGATTCACCTTACCGCCCGCGAAGTCCTGGACATCCGATTCGGTCGGTAAGGTATAGACAACATTCACACCGAACTTCTTTGCCATCCATAGGGACTTCAAAACCTGCATTGTACTCGCCCCTATCTGCGCTGCCTTCAAGTAAACCTGCTTCGCCCGTAAATCATTGTATGGTTCGATCAGAAACCGATGGTCGTGGAAATTGATGCGCTCACCTTTCTCATTGCAAATCTTGTTGGCATCAATCCAATCCGTCGGTATGATATCTTCAAGTGTTATTGCCATTGGCGAGGTTTTTTAACAACTCCTCGGTATATTTCTTCCTTAGTGATTCGTATTTCGTAACATCATCCGGCGTTGTGTTCACATTTACATTAACGCTTTGATGCTTTTCTGCCGCGTAACCTCCGCCCAATCCCATCTTCATGCTTTGCGTAATTCCTTTATCAATAAATTGTGGGTCTTGGCTTTCTAAAAGGTCTTCAACTCTCTCCGCAATTTTGCCCGTTGTGATGCCCCTATTGACTAATGCCTCAATCATGGTCGGCTCAAGTTTACTCAGCTTTTCACTCCCTATGCTTTCCGCGGAATGTTGTGTTGTTGGCTTACCCGTTCTCCGAGCAGCTTCAGCAAGATTACCCGTCTCCATTACCGCCGTAATGAAGTTCGTATCCCTTATCTTTTTAAGTTTTGGTGATAATTTAGGCACCACTCGTGGTAGTAAATTTTCCAAACTCGTTCATCCGTTTCATTTCTTTTTGGCTTTCTTTGAGGGTGTCGTCCCACTCTGCGCGTAACTGATCCTTGCTTTTAACTCCGGCCAGTAATGATTGAGCATATCGCACAGATGCTCTCCCTCGCTTGCCGTGTATTCGATAAAAAATTTTCGCTGTTGATCCGTAAGGTTGAGCGAAGTCTCTAATATGGTCGTTATAGTATTCCGCTTCATTGATTTTCCCGTCCCGTTTCATATATATTAGCTTCTTTTTGCATATTTTGCAATACTCGATTATCGCATCCCATTCTTCCCGCAATCTTTCGGGGTCATGGTAGCCATTTTCGTCTTTAGGGCATTTGTCCATTTTCGATTTCCCCGATTTTTGTTTCTTCTCCGTTTTTATCGTTCCGTTCAAACATTTCCTCCATAGCATCTTGTTCATAACTTTTGGGATAAAGAATGGCACCCTTTTCGCTTGAAATTCCCTGCGCAATTCGCTGCATTGTTTGCGTTACGCTTTCTGGACTTTTCCCCTCAGAATTAAATAATGCCGCCATAAAGAATACTGAAGCGCAAACAGTCCCTGCGACAAAACCAATCAAACAGTAAAGGAAAGTCATTGCGGTTTATAAATTATCCTTTGGGGGAATCCATCTTTATGAATTTCCGAATATATCTTAATGCGTTCATCCAACGACTTTCCGAGAAAGTTGTAATCCGCCCACAAAAGAACATGGTAGCGATCCCCTTCATCCAACTGGAAATTCTCAAAATTAGATTCTTTTACGCATTCATTGAATATCTTTTTATACCACGGGAACTGGAGAATCTTTGCGATTCCCCCTAAAATCTTCGGGAAACTTTCGCCCGTTCCTTTATTCGGTTCACGCGACATGATGATTTGCCCAAGCCTCACGAGCTCTTTGCCGGGATTTTCTATAATCTTTTCTTTTGTGGTTTCGCTCATAGCGTCCTCAATGCGTAAGCGGTAGGCGTTGTCATATTCTATTTGCGCCGTGAAAACCTCCGCAAAATTTTGGGCTATTTCCGAATTTACCCCTATTTTCATCAAGAATAGCTTCGTGAACTTCAAGATTTCTCGCGAACACGGTGAAAGATATTGATCTTCCAGAATATATGGCGATATCACACGATTGGCGATGTCAGTGTACATCGTGAGAAAACGTTCTATTTTCTTGATGCGGTGTTTCGGAAAAGAAAGAAAGAAACCAATATATTCTTTCCATAGATCTTTTTGAATCAATCCTATGATTGAGTTTCTCGTCATACGCTTAACGAAATTCACCGCATAAATAGCTTCGGGGAAAGGATGTCCCTTTGCTGGATAGGGAACGCCATTAAACCACGCCAATTGCCCCCCAGTTTCTGGGTATTCCATCCGTTCCCAAATAAACATGGCTTGCTGTTGTTGCATGACCTCTTGGGCAGGCGCAAGACGGTTCTTGCGGTACTTAAACACCCAGTCAGGGGGCACCGGAATTGAGAGAGGTTGTAATTTATTTTCTTCCATTATGAACTTGCCTCCAGCCGAATGTATCGGTTCGGCATAATTATTTGCTTAATAAAATTATAATCCACCCTAATTCAACTACAACAATGAATCCTCCTATAATTTTTAACCACTGATAAGATTCCTTCCAAATCATGCCTTAATTATACCTTTTCTTTACTTTTTTGCAAATCCCCCTTGTATTATTTCTTTATAAGGGTAATCCCTATTCTTCTTGTTTCATATTTCAACGCTTTCGATAGTTTCTCCAAACAATAGCTTGAACGCATCTTTGGGGTATACTTGCTCACCGCTCCATCCCCATAGACTTAATTTATATTTCCACACGATATTTACCGACCCCCATTCCCCTTGAACAATGGCTGTAACTATGGCTTCCCTGATTTTGCCTGCATAATAAATCTTATATTTTTCTCCAGGTTTTATGGTCATGGGTTTGGTTCGCTAACTTCCAGGAGGCACCAACACCGATGCGGTCGTAGCGAAGACCGTCCCAGCCGCTGCGGACATCGACGCCGACGGCATCGCAGCCGCCGACGTACACGCGAAGACCATCCGAAACGAGCGCTGATGTCCACACATACCAGTCATCCAAGATATATTTTTTCATTCTCTCGTAATGAGAAAAAATGGCTTCCAAGATGATAACGGGATGAGCAACTTCAAATTCTTTTCCTAGCTTTTCAATCTGCTTGCTGAACGTCATACTGACCAATTTTGGATAAAAGACGAGTTCGTATTCCCCTGCTGGCTGATGATCTTGGGCAAACTTTTCGCCTTTCCACCAGTCGGAATAAAACCCGCCCTTCCCTGTGCCATACTTTTTGAGCAAGTCGAGCATGGAAGCTCCCGAATAGTTATGTGTTATGGTTATTTTCTTCATTTGATTTGTGTGCAGTCAGGGAACGGTTTGGTTTCGCTTTGAATAATTGGCTTTGATTTGCTCATAATCCTTTGGGAAGCACGATGAATCATATATTTCACTACTTCTTTTTTTGAGAGCGTTAAACCTTTTTTTGCCAAGATATCCCATAATCCATTCAGTTGCTTCAATTGGGTTTCTATGCCACCAATAAAAGTGGCATCCAAAACAGAGTTGTACCGCGTTCTCGGTGTCCCAGCGCGTCGTAAGATTG